GGAAATGTTGTATCAAGAACATATCAATTTGCAAGTGATTATATACCAATAAGTAGTGAAAATAGCTATACAATATCTTTAAATACAACTGCTTCAAATATAGGTACTGCTTACTTTGATAGTAGCAAAGGTTATTTAACAAGAAGCGACCAAACAAATAGAAAATCACATACATTTACACCAAACGCAAATTGGAAGTATATAAGATTTTGGATAAATATAGATGGCTCAACTGCTCTTAATTCAACAAACGTAGCAAACACTTATAACGTGCAAATGGAGATAGGCAGTAAAGCCAATTCATATACACCTTATGGAACAACACCAATAGAACTATGCAAAATAGGAACGTACCAAGACTATATTAGAAAAAGTACGGGGAAGAATTTGTTTGATGAAAATAACGATATAACTGCAAATACAGGTTTAACAAGTCAAGGTGGAACTTTCTCAAATGCAAATTATTGTATTAAAAACTATTTGGAAATAAAACCAAGTACAAGTTATGTATTAAGTGATAATGACAATGCGTGGACAAAAAGAATATGCTTTTATTCTTCTAAAAGTGAAAGTTCGTTTATAAGTGTAGTAGAGCAAATTACTAAAAGTGTGTCATTTACAACACCTAGTAATTGTAAATACATAAGAATACAAGTCAAACAAACAGAATTAGGGAATGTAATGCTAAATGAAGGCTCTACTGCAATGCCTTACGAACCTTATGGCAAAGTATGGTACTTACATAAAGAGATAAATAAGATTATATTTGATGGAACACAAGACTGGATAAAAAGAAATGATGTTTCAACAGTAACAACAACTTGTTTTAGGACAAGTGTTAATAGTGATATAAACGACAGTATGGTAACAGGCACAATTCAAATATCTAATAAATTTATTTGCTTAAATGGTACTACTGACGTAGAACATATAAGAAATACTGGTGCAGACAATTATAGATTTCAAATATTTGTAAATAAATCAAGGTTAGGAACTGATGATGTAACTGGTTTTAAAACTTGGTTATCATCAAATAATGTAACAGTATATTACATACTAGCAACACCAACAAATACTGAAATAACAGATACAACATTAATAAGCCAATTAGAGAATACATTATATTCATATACAGGACAAACTAACATATCACAAGAGAACAATGATATACCTTTTGTTATTAAGGCTACTGCTTTATATGATTTTGCTTCTTTAGAATAAAAATTTGTCAGAATTTAAAAAGTATTATATAATCAAAGTGGGAAAGAGAAATATTAGGCAAAGGAGGTAACAAAGTATGGAGTTGACAATTGCTTTAGCAATAAGTATTATTAGTGTCATAATTACGGTTATTAACTTTGCTTTAGGAAGAAAAGATAAAGCTGTAAAAGATGTAAAAGAAAATGACAACGAAAATGCAAATCAAAACGCAAACCAAAGATTAATAGAATATCAGCTTAAAGAAATAAAAGAAGATAATAAAGAGATAAAAGAAGACCTTAAAGAAATTAGAAGAACGTTAAGCACATATAAAGATACTTTTAGAAATATGATAGATGATAAAATGGAAGAACATTTAAGAATTTACCATACTAAGGAGAATTAAAATGAATATAGAAGATTTAGAAAAACGAATAAACGAAAATGCTGATAAGCTAGATAAACTCACAGAAAAGATAGAACATAATTTAGACAATATAAATAAAAATAGGGAACAAATAAACCATAATACTGGGGCATTAGATTTATTACATACAATAAACGCAAATAGTAACAGGTATTTTACGATGTGGTTAATTACGTTTGTAACATTCCTAATAATAATGATAGTTTTAGTTGGTTATATATTCTATTTAAAAAATGATATAGGAACAATTGAGACAAGCAATGATAGCATTGAAATACAAGACGTAGAAAGTATAGATAATTCTCACATAAAGATAGGTGATGACATTTGGGAAAAGTCACAATAAAAAGGATCAAAACAAAGCAAAAATATAGCAAATCACAAACGACAAAAGATAAATATGGTCGCAGACGATGTAAAACTTGCCAAAGGTATTTGTAATGTTGAGATTAGAATTTACAAAAGCAGAAGTAGATGAAATTAAAAGCAAAATATATCTTAGTGAGATACAAGAAAGAATATTTGAATATAGGCTAAGGGAATACAGCATAACTAAAATGGCTATGTTAGAAAATGTAAGCGAAAGTACGATAAAAAGAGAACTGAAAAAAATAAAAGGGAAGATTATGAAAATTTTGTAATCTTCTTTTTTTGTGCTTTTTTTTGATATTTTTTAGGGATAAAAACGCCCTATAATCGAGATTTTTAAACTCCCATTCAATTATACAATTGAAGTATGAAAAGGAGGAAATAGAACCTATTAAATAAGTTTAAAACACTATTGAGGGGTATTAATACTATTTTCTCTTTTTCATTTTTAGGAGGAAGAAAAATGTACGGGAATAATAATCCTTATGTAAGACCTTACAACAATGTAATAAGTCAACAAAGTATGTATGAACAAATTGACAACGAGATTAACAATTTGCAACAGATGAAAGAAAGAATGAAAAACAGCCAAGCACAACAGCCTCAACAACCTACATCTATAAATCAAACATTTCAGCTAGCCCCTACTAATAGAGAAGTGATAAGGTACGCAAGCTCAATAGATGAGGTTCAAAGAGATATGGTCATAGGAGAAACACCTTATTTTAGCAAGGATATGAGTGTCGTATGGATAAAGAACGTAAACGGGAATATTAAAAGCTATGAACTAAATGAAATTGTTGAAAAAGACGCAAAAGATATACAAATAGAATATCTACAAGCACAAATAGATCAATTAAAGAAAGGAATGGTAAAGAATGAACAATCTACTTCAGATGTTGATGATGAACAAGTTTCAACAGATTCCACAAGGGTTGATGAGCCAGTTAGAGAACCAGTTGAAGAGAAAAAACCCACAAGCTTTCAAAGAATATCAACAAGCAAGAAAAAATAATGTTGATCCCAACGAATACTTAAATCAAGTAGTGAATGGGTTTAGCCCTGAGCAAAGACAGCAATGGGACAATATGATGAAAGGTATTAACACTAAATAGTGTTGATATAGAAAATATTTAGAAAGGAGAGAAAAGAATGAACGGAGGAATACAACCTACAGTAGAACTAGCTACTAATAATGGGGCTTACCCTTACCCAGTTTATCCTATGATGGGTGGATTTGGTGGAAACGGTGGTTTCGGTGGCTATGGTTCTGATTGGATTTGGATTATTGTCTTAATCGCTTTATTCGGTGGTTGGGGAAATAATAACGGAAACGGTGGTTTCTTTGGTGGTCGCAGCTTTGATGATGGTTACGCTTGGTTATCTAATGGGCAAAAAGAAATTATGAGCAATACTAATAATGGTTTTGACACATTACATCTAAGCAATCAAATTGAAGGCGTAAGAGATGGAGTTTATGGTATTTCTAATCAGTTGTGTAATAGCACAGCAGATATAGTTCAAGCTGTAAATAGTGGCTTTTCTAGTGCAGAGATTGCTGACAATTCAAGACAAATTGCTAATATGCAGCAAGCATTTAATAGCCAAATTTCTACATTACAAGGATTCAACGGTTTACAAAGCCAATTAGCTCAATGCTGCTGCGATAATAGACTTGCAACTGCAAATCTAACATCAACTGTATTAAGCGAAAACTGTGCTGATAGAGCAGCTTTAGCAGATGGTCTTAAAGATGTATTAATCAATCAAACAGCTAACACACAACGTATTTTGGATCAATTATGCAATGATAAGATAGACGCTAAAAATGAAAAGATACTTGATTTACAAAGACAATTAGATATGGCTGATTTAAAAGCTAGTCAAATAGCTCAAAACGCATTTATTTCGCAAGGTTTTGCAAATGAAGTTGACGCTTTATACAACAGATTAAATAACTGCCCAGTACCATCTACACCAGTTTACGGTAGAACACCTATATTCACTTGCAACAACAATGGTTGCGGATGTGGTGGAAACTATTATGGAGCAAACATAATGTAATAATAGCAAAAAGTAGATAACTACAAACTCGATTACGAGAACTTGCTAATAAGGAATAGACAAGTTCTATTCCTTTTTTTT